AGCAGAGGTTTCCGGGTCCACGATCCGTGATCTGCGGCAGAAACAAACTTCAACCCGCAGGCGTAAGTGATTTATCACAGGCTGTACGATAATCAGCAAAGGTCACACCCTGGCCGCCCGGATGCGACCGGGATCCCTGCTCAAAGAACTCCGGCTTGGTGTCGCGTTCCCAGGATATTCCTTGAGTTGGGTGTGGTTTAAATCGTAGCGAGAGTGGCTCTCTCGAATCGTACCCACATCCTTTGGTGTTTCGACAATCCCGTCAGACCATGCTGCGGACCAGCAAACATGACGATCGCGAGTGCCTTAAGTGGCAGTGTGCGCGTTACAAGTCCTCGCGTAGCCGATGCGGGGAGGCACACCACTTCCGATCCCAGGACCAGGGGTCGGGCCAAGTGAAAATGGTTTCCAAAACAACAACAGAAGAACAAAGATGCAGGAAAGAAGACTCGGCCTGCATTCCTGGACCCGAGCAAGTTGCAGGAGCTTGTAAAACCTGCGGTTAAGAAGGCCTTAAGACAGGCTGGGAAGATGGCCGGGGCCGCAGCAGGCGGTCCCGTTGGCATGCCTTCCAGGGGTGCTAGACTAGGAAAATCTATCGGTGCTAAGATCAGTAAACTCGTCGGTTCTGGCGATTACGAAGTCTTCGATGGACCAAGCGTCAATGCACTCGTCAAGTCTCCCAGCGGCGGCGGTGGTGGCAATGGTTATGCGTCTTTCGGAAATGAGAGACAGTCAACCAGTGTCAAACATCGTGAGTACCTTCAGGATGTTCTTAGCGGCCCCGTAGCAGGAGCGTTTTCGACAACACAGTTCGCAATCAATCCCGGACTGGTCACTACGTTCCCCTACTTGGCCCAAATTGCATCCAATTTTGAAGAGTACCGGTTTAAAGGTTTAGCTTTTGAATTCGTCTCAACAACAAGTCCCTTTAACGCAAACTCTGCGATGGGGTCCACAATCATAGCCATGGAATATAATGCTGCTGCTCCTGCGTTTACAAATAAGCCTCAGATGGAAAACTCTGACTTCGCTATTTCAGCGAGGTTTGACAAGAACATCATGTATGGCGTTGAATGCGCGAGCAATGCTCAGAACTCTTATTATGTCAGGCAAGGAGGTTCCACCCTCCCTCTGCCTATGACTGATTTGGGTACACTTTTCGTGGCCACCGCGCCATCCACTACCTTCCCGGTCAATTCTGTGATCGGCGAGCTGTGGGTGACTTATGACGTGGACTTTTATCGCCCCCGTGTGACCAATGCGCGTTATGGTTACTACCACGCTTCTAGCCCAACTACAACTGGGCTTGGCTGGAATCCCCTTGTTCCAGGCTTTATCAAGTCTGTATCGTATGGCACTATGAGTGGTGCAGCGGTAACCGCAGTAGGTAACAATTCCACTGTGACTTTCCCATCCCTAGATATGGGAGACGTAGTCATGATGGTTTGGTACGCTACTGGGTGGACAGCGGCGAATACCGGCGTCGTGGTAGCGAAATCCACTGATGCGACAGGTACTGACACGGCCACACCTATCTTCGGGCTCACCCCGGTGGGATTTACTCCTACCAATGTTTTGAGTTCGATGGCTGGCGGGGTGTACAACACAAATGCCGATTGGGGAGGTTTCTCCAACTTGATCGGCAATGGCATAGGCAATTCTTTGATGCGCCAGTGTGCCAAATTTGCGTTTTACACCGTGACAGCGGCATCCCCTTCCGTGACTTTCACGGGAACGGGTGTGTCATCTGGTGGTGGCGCCATAGGCTTCGATTTCATAGCAGTCGACGTGTCAAATGGTATCCCGTCCACTTTACTTTAGGGAAGGAAAACCCTGATAAACCTCCTCTCGCGCTGAGAGGCCGGACCCGTATGAGGATGGGTGCTAACCTGTTAATTAGCACCAATGGCGAGGGAGTGTCTTGAATTGGACAAACCCGAAGGATTCACTCTATCCTGCAATTAGAGTGTCCTGGCCAGGTGTCAGGGTGATCAACCGAAATGGTCCCAGCTGGGGCTACTAGGTAAGACTAGGTGCATTAATTTTAGTTTACCCGTCAAGCCGGTAACCCTTTCAGAAGGTAACCCGAAGAAGACGGAAGCTGTGTTAATGCATCTAGACTGGGCTCATTCAGTCTAGAGTTGCAACCGACTCGAGAGATTGGTGGAGTCAAGTTGGCGGTGATACGCCTGCGGATGTGAACCCTAGGGGTGCATGCCATAGCCATACACGTCTCCTCTCATGAGATACGCTTGCGTATCTCATCAAGAGACGATGTGTTGTTTAAGCGTGCGCACTGCCTCCATGGCAGCACATCTTGCGTTGACGGTAGCGGGGGCTACCGGCAGTTCTCTTTCGGATAGGTTTCCGTTTCTCTTACAGCATGACACAAGTAGAAATTATTAGTTTTGTTGCTTTAACGGTTTGTATATATGTAACCGGGCTTACTCCTAGGTGATGCTGACCGAAGAGCACGACCCCCACGAAGAAGCCCCCTATTTTATGCGATGGCGTTTAACTCTTTTGGGCCGCCCAGTCTTGACTCCTTCATTGGAGAATCTTCTGGGTCGTCCGCACCGCTTGGAGACAAGCGGGAAAAAGGAGACACTGATGTGTTACGTTACAATCGCAGTAAGGACCAGTTGCTTTACACCCCTCCCCACAAATTACAACATTCTTTTCTCTCTCATACCCCTAGAGAGAGCCCCCTTTTAATTGAAAAGCCAAAGGCGGTGGCTATATCTGATTATAGTTTATATTTCGGTTTCGATCTGTTGTGGCGGATGAAACCATTTTTTGACCCTGATGTTGTAGAAATACGACACCCGGGCCTGCCGGAAGATTTCCCTGTGGCATTAAAGGGAACTTCCAGGGCGGCTTTGGCGCCGTCCATCTCTAGGCTGACTGGCCTGGACCTCCAGCCGGGAGGAAAATCAGCATCAGGCAGGTGCTCACCGGGAGTTTATAGCTCGGGAACCCCTTTGTCAGAGGGCAAGCTGACAATGCCGCTCATAATCCCGCACGACAAGCGTTGTCGTGCACAGGCTCTGGCGGCCGGTTTGCCCGCACCGTTGAAGCAGGAATATTCACCGCATTCATGTGGTTCCCCAGGAGCTGATAGCCTGAGCCATGTCACTGCAGACAGTCTTACTATGGGCCCTGGTGGCCGCGATTGGAAGCGTGGTTGCAGAATAGGGGAGGCTGGACACCCAGGGCCGCCGCAGGCGGTCCTGGTTCATAAGCCCCCCCCAGGATCGCAGCCAGGCACCGTAGCGGGCGCCCCGAGCTTGCTCCCAAAATCTAGCTCGAGTGTCAATTCGAGTAATGTCTCTAACGGGACATCCGGAGCGAAGACTGCCAAATCTACAATGACTAATGGCTATCAAGGGAAAAATAAAGCCGCCGTCGCGGCTAGAGACAGTACTAACTCTACTCTCAGCTCGGTAACACAGGGCTCCTCTGGCACGAGGCAGTCTAAGAATACCAAGCAAACTGTGGCTTCTGCGGTAGCAGGAATGCAACAGGCCCAAGGAACGGCCGACGCAAAGAAGGAGAAGCAACAGGAGAAGGAAGTTCAAGCAAAGGAAGCCGCAGATGCCGCCGCAAAAGCCGAGAAGTTGGCCAAGCGCGCTGCTCAACAGGCTACCCTGGGTTTGCTTCCCGCGACGGTAAGGATACGTCCTAATGGCATGCGCGACACTGAAAGAACCGGGTTTGGTTGGTCTGGAGAGACAGCAAACTTGGGAGGTTTCTTGCCCGGAACCCTACCCAGTGCAGCATTGCATCTTAGGTTTTGCGACCTACCACTAGCCGATCAGGATGAGATCTCAGATAAACTTGGGATCAGCGACAGAGTTGAAAATCTCTGGACGTATCTCCATCGTGCTTTCCACCTCTTGAGTCTCATTTGTTTTATGATATCTCCCAGCTACACCATCGGACCGGCTATCTGTGTGTGGTGCTTGGGAAAGTTCATATTCAAACCTGAATTCATAGCAGCTGGGCTCACGTTAATTTTGTGTCATGCTGGACTAGCACCATACTTCGCCAGATTTCTGGTGGGGCTGCTGGTGTTAGTTTATTGGTACATGAAGTACGTGTGGTGGTTGGTTCCAAAAGCCGACTGGACGGTAGTCCTACTCTACGCGCCTGGCGTCCCGACTGTTCTCGTCGACGATGCACGGCCTCAGCACCACAGAACATCGGCTTTAGACACTGATGGTTTTGCGGCACCGGTGCGGAGGACGGCCAGAATTTATTCTGACAGGATCAAGGAGGGCGATCGCATTTCTGATGCGGACCGGAGTTACGGATATAAGGCAGTGGAATTGTCTTCAATATCTGTTTCCACCACTTTGGCGGCTCAGGTTTTTCAGCAGATGACAGTTGCGGGTAATAACATGACTCTGATGCGTATGCACTTCGGGTCATTGTTTTACTCTACCAACGTGAACATAGACGCCCTTTCCAGCGTCCACCGGGATACTCGTGAGTACCTACTTGCTGCTACAGATGAGCGGCGGTCGGGAACACATTTCCGGTTTTCGCGCGTGTTCACTGCGATCCAATCAAACAGCGAATCTAAGTGACTCCTCGGCTGGGGGGCTGTGTACCACAGTCCTGCCAGCCATTGTGAATTACCGGGTTACTCCGTCAAAAGCCCCAACTCAACTGAAGAGTACCTTCAGGGGGGCTTCTGGCGTTCTGAGAAACCTTTCCGCATAACTAGAAAACTCACGACAAAAGACTTGAACCAAATGTGCCGTCAAGCCGCACATCACTTGGATCTTTTTGATGACTTGGGTTTACCTGTTGGTGTGGGTGCCTTTCCGAGCAAGGATCCCTTTACCGCAGCTGTGGCGGCAGTAGGGAGACAATGTTTCGGGAAGACAGGCAATCGCAAGTATGTCCATGATTTCAGAACCATCTCTCGTTTTTATGCACGGAAAATAATGACGGAGCTTAACGGTAAGATTAACTCATTTGGGCCTGCTGATAGGCTCACGAGAATCGAATTCGATTTGCTCTTGAAATCCATTCCACCAGCAAAAAGACAAGCGGTGTGGGAGGCCATGGAGGGCCAGCTCCATGGTCTCCCTCGTTCCGTCTGGCAAAAAGCGGGGGCTTTCAACAAGCTTGAGTGCTGTCTCAAGTCTATGGCTCCCACCGTCAAACCGCGCAGCATTGTGTCGATGCCACTTCGAATGTACATCGAGGCGATACATTGTCTGACGGCTCAGGAATTGATATACTCTTGCCCCTGTGTGGAGCGGTGGATGATCAAACATTGTGACGCAGCCGCAGTTTTCAACAAGGTAAGAGAAATCTATGACGCAGTTCACGTGTCACAGGATATCTCAGGCTTTGAGAACGCGTTGCTACCTGAGATGCGCTTAGTGGAGCAGATCGTGTTACCAGGAGTCCTTCAGATGATGGGTTTCGCTGGAGAGGCACGAACTGTCCGGAGTTTCATGGGCCGGACCCGTGAGATCAAGACCCCTTATATGCGTTATGATGTTAACGTGCGATGTAGTGGCGACTTTTGGACTTCCCTTGGAAATGGGTTGATCAATATTTGCCTAATCCTTACAGGAGACTATGTGGCTAAGGGGCGACCCGCGCTATGCGCCTGGTGGGGTAAGGCTAGGAACCTGAAGTTTATAACTGAGGGAGACGATGCCATCCTGCCTGCCGCGCTCCAAAATCGTGAAGTCACGCGTGGTTTGCGAATGGAATTTTCCCTCTTCTCTTTGGCGGATCAGCCGGGGGGAGCGGACTTCCTCAAAGTAACATACCATCCCATCTTCGACGAAAAAGGAGTGTACCAAGGCAGGCTAGGAAATACTCTGCGTTGGGCGAGAGGACTCACATTTGTCTTCGGTGAAAATCTGAAGATGTCTAAGAGGTTATCTCTGCTCAGGGCGAAAGCGTGGAGCGTGCATCACTTGCAACCAGGACACCCGATGACGGCTGCTCTTGTATATCTGATCGGAAAGATGACTTCTGGCCATACTGGATTTAGTGGCTGGGAGAAGCATCTGTCAAAGTGGAATTTTGACTTTTCAAAGATAGACATTAGCAAGCCCATACCATACATAGAGCCATCGAGCGGTTTACGTACTGCTCTGGCCACTAGCAGGTGCCCTGATTTACCGCGCATAACAGTTGATGACCAATTGGAGTTTGAGCGCCAGTGCTTGGAGTGGAAGGGAGGTAAAATTCTCTTCCCGGAGTGCTGGAAACGCTACCCCGAGTGGCCATCGATGTGCGCGGGGCGAGTCTATCTGGAGCAAAGACCTTTGTTCTCAAATTGGACCTCACGAGTGGCTGAGAGGTTCTTTAGGAGACACTGGTTGTAGTTTCGGTTAGTGCACGTTTTGGTTGGTTGTAATCCTAAGTATAAAACAACCCCGTGGGTCTCAGCGGTATAAATGGACGCGTAGACCTTAGCGATAAATCGGCCATGTGGAAAACCTATCACATGTAGAGCAGCCTTAAATGCTTAATTAG